CAACGTTGACTAAAAATATAAAATGAGGGATAATGCCAAAATGATTCGAGCAATTATGATTTGCGATTACAACAATCCTGTGTCCGTTGCATATTCTAAGATTGCAATGGCCACCTGGAAGGACGTTAAGAACGTTGAAGTTGAAAGATGGCAATGTTATACACCAGCGACTATTGATACCGCTCCATTTAAAATAAACTGGGGCAAGTATAGCAGTGCAGGAAAGTATATTAGAAACAAACATGAGATAACGCCAACGGAGAAGGCATGTCTTACATCAATGTTTCATTGGTGGAAGCATACTGCCGATACAGGCGAGAGAGTTATCATATTAGAACACGATGCTTATGTACGTGATCCAAAAGAACTGAGTAACCTGGTAAAAATTATGCCAGAGTTTGATCTCTGGAATCCAGGAATTGCAATGGAGTGTGCTTCGCTATCTCCTTACTTTGCAAAGTACTGTATGAAGAAGTGGTTAAAAATAGAAGAACAAATTGACGCTGGTCCTATGGCAGAATTGTGGACTGCTATGGAAGAATGGATAAAAGTCGTTGCCATGTACGGAAATAAGTTGGAGAATCAGATCTGTGCTGATTTAGGAGTGCCTGCAAGAAACAAGATTATGTGGCCTACTATCTTTAGTAACAACACGATAGGCATTGGCAATTTAATAATGGACGTGTTAAAAGGTAAAGTGGATATGCGTACTGCGCCTGTAACACAAGTATATTGTCCAGGGAAGAACACGCTCGTTCACCATTCAAAGCTAGGTGGCATTGGATATGGCGACAACACATACAGACAGATGGAGATAATTGATGACCTCAAAGCAGAAGCAAAAAAAGTTGGATAATCTTGCAAAAGCAAGAGAAGCAAAAGCTAAAAAGAATCCACCAGCGTATAGTCAGTTTGCAAAAGAAGTAGTTGCATTGCCTGACGACCATGAGTTTAGTTTAAAGAATGTTCGTGAATGGATCAAAGAAGCTAAGACTCATAAAGCAGCTGAACATAGAAACCACCTTGCTGGTAACTCTGGTGCGCTTGCAAGAAAAGAAATGTGGGCAGGTTACATTAATCAATTAGAATCATATTTAAGGTCTGGTGCATACGTCAGTGCATTTGCTGGCGGAGATATGAGTAAAAGGGTTAAACGGTATTGTGTGTCTATGGCATATTATCCAGACGGCCGACCTAAAAGAGAGATTGGCGTTTGGTACAAAGACTACATGCAAGTGTGGACTCCAGAGCTTGAGAATCAAGAAAGACAAGCGTATGGTTTGGAGCCATTAGAGTTTAATGAGAAGGGTTATCTTGTCGTCGATCGTCCAGCTGTATCTAAAGAGACTCCTAAAAAGCGTAAGAAGCGAGAAATGACTCCAGAACAAAAACAGGCATTAGTGGAAAGATTAAGAAAAGCTAGAGAAGCAAAAGCTGCCAAGAAAAACTCATAAATAGCAATATGGCAACAATTATTCCATTCCCTAAAAGTAACACTCACCCTGAGTTTGTTAAAAACGAACAAGAAAGAATCGAGAACATCAAAAAGTATCAAATGGAGCTGGCTCTTAATACTAGCATTCAAATGACTTATATGATTCTCGAAGAAGTTCTTGCACGTGGTATCGAGCTCAACGAAAATGATGGATCACTGGACCAACACTTGCTCATGGTATCTGAGTCTGTAAAGTCTTTAATGTTAAAGGCGTGTGATATTAGACACCCGCTACAAAAAATTACTGAGCAGATAGTCAATAAAGAAGAAGGACAAATGTTTGGTCAAAGGTGGCGTGAAGAAGTGTTTGGAAATGATTCTGATTGATAAATTTTTATCTCGCAATCAAACAGTAGAAGTAATAGAAGATTTTTATAGAGTCAAATTGCCTACATATGAAGAACCTAACAACTCAGAAGGTATAAGCGATCTACCGTTTCAAACATCGATCAAAGATCAAATAGAAACAAAAATTAAAAAGATAGAGACGCGTCCGTTCAAATACCATAACAGCTTTACGCGAAGATACTTAGGTATTGGTAGCAAGTTAGACCCACATACAGACGTTGGATTAAGAGACTTAACTGTCAGCATCTGTTTGTATGATAATATTGAATGGCCTTTAAAAATACAAAATGGTGGATCCCCTTTAGAAGTAACACTGCAACCTGGCCAAGGTGTTTTCTTTGACGCAAAGAAGTTTGTTCATTGGCGTGATATTAACACAACAGACAAAGATGCAATGTATTTGTTTTACCATTGGACGTTGACCGAAGACGTCAAATAAAGTATAATGTAGTTTTGATTTAGGATATTATTATGATATTAGTTGACCTCAACCAGGTTATGATTAGTAATCTGATGGCACAAATACACGGCCGAGGTGACGTAGAGGTAGAAGAAAACTTACTTCGACATATGGTGCTTAATGCGCTACGAGCTGCCCGTGTAAAGTTTAAAGAAGAGTATGGTGAGTTAGTTATCTGTTGTGATGATACTAATAACTGGCGAAAGAAAATCTTCCCATACTACAAAGCTCACCGTAAAAAGAATAGAGATGAGTCTGATTATGATTGGCCTCATATATTCAATTGCCTTAATAACATAAGGGATGAGCTCAAAGAATTTTTCCCGTACAAAGTATTACAAGTAGACACTGCTGAAGCTGATGATATCATTGGCGTGCTTTGTCATGAGTTTGGAGTTCAGTTAGGTTCTGGAGCAGAAAAGATTCTTATCTTATCTGGCGACAAGGACTTTATTCAACTTCAACAATTTGTTAATGTCGATCAGTATGATCCAATTAGAAAGAGAAAGATTGCTCATAAGGATCCCTCTCTTTATATGATTGAGCATATTGTTAAGGGAGATAGAGGCGATGGAATTCCTAATGCCTTATCTGACGACGACGTTTTTGTAACAGGCAAAAGACAAAAGCCTGTTAGACAAACGACCCTAAATAAGATAGTCGATGTAGTTTCATCGGTCCCTACGTTTGGTACGATAGACAATTCGTACGAATGGAGAGAAGGGTTTCATAGAAACTGGAAACTGATCGACCTAAAGCACACGCCCGATCATATTAAAAATGAAGTGCATGTGCAATGGAATAAACCTGACAAAGATAGAAAACATTTGTTTAACTACTTTGTTCAAAAAAAGCTAAATAATTTAGTAGAAAATATAAGTGAGTTTTAATATGTTAAAAGGATTAGGCGAAATAATTAATGAAGTCAAAAAGGCCAAGTCTGTTGGCGAAAAGATTCGAATCTTGCAAAGAGAGGACAACAAAGAGCTGAGAGGCCTCTTTGAGTTAACTTACGACAACAGATTGACTTGGGCACTTCCTGAAGGTAACCCTCCATACAAACCATTGGACAAGTCTATGGACGCACAGGGTAATCTATATCAAGATATGAGACGTATGTACATTTTCTTAAAGCATCCAAAATCAGCAAACGTTGCTCAAGCAAAAAGAGAGCAGTTGTTTATTAGTATGCTTGAAGAAGTTGATCCAGATGACGCTGCTTTACTACTTGAAGCAAAGAGTAGAAAGATTAAAGGCGTTTCTAAGAATATCGTTAAACAAGCATACCCAGAGTTTTTAGACGACCCAGCGAATCAAGACTAATGCCACTATACACTTTCAAGGACGCCGAGACGGGTGAGACCTTTGATATGATGATGAAGATAGCTGAGAGAGAAACTTTTTTAGAAAAGAATCCTCAGCTTGAAACTGTCATAGGTGCTCCTATGATTGTATCTGGTGTTATGGGTCAGAGAAAAGTCGATGAAGGCTTTAACGAAGTACTACAAAAGATTGGTGAACAAAATCCTAACACTCCTTTTGGAAGAGAGGTAGGAGCTAAAGCTACCACAGCTAAGCAAGGAAAAGTTAATCAAGTTGTAGAGAAGTGGCAAAAGAAATTTCAGAAAGATATGAACAGTGGAACATAGACTAACTAAAAAGCAGCGTAGAATGTTACGCCAACAAGACGTCTTAGAAAAAGACAACACTATAAACACTTCAAACTTTAAAGTTGACTTCAAACCAAAAACAAATACTCAGTATGCAGCTTGCCGAGCATGGGACGATGGTCATCATCTGCTAATGCATGGTTATGCTGGTACTGGTAAAACGTATGTTGGAATGGCACTAGCTTTAGAAGAGGTGCTCAAAAACCACTACAAAAAATTAGTAGTAGTAAGAAGTGCAGTGCCTACAAGGGATATTGGTTTCTTGCCTGGCACAGCCAAACAGAAAATGGAAGTTTATGAACAGCCTTACAAACAAATTGCATCTTCATTATTTCATAGGGGAGATGCTTATGAAATCCTTAGTAACAAATTTATGCTTGAGTTTGTCCCGACATCATTTGTTCGTGGAACCACTCTTGATAATTGTATTGTACTTGTCGACGAGATAAACAATATGACCTTTCATGAGATTGACAGTGTCATTACAAGATTAGGAGATAATACTAGATGTATCTTGTGTGGTGATTATAGACAAAGCGATCTAGCTAACACAAGAGAACTTTCTGGCATCTCTCAATTTATGAGCGTCATCAATAACATGAACAGTTTTGTTAAGATGGAATTTAAAACAGGCGACATTGTAAGAAGTCCTTTAGTTAAAGAGTACATTATTACAAAAGCTACCATGGGAATCGTATAGATGTTTGATTTACAGCTCTCAGACCTTCAGAGACTGCCTAGACGGAACGTTAACGGCAAAAGAGTATATGAGACACCAGACGGCTCTCACTACCCTTCTATCACGACTATAACGTCTCAGATGAACGCTAAAGCAATAAGCGAGTGGAGAGCTAGAGTTGGTAGTACTGCAGCAAATAAAATAACAGCACAGGCATCAGCAAGAGGAACTAGCGTACATAAGTTATGTGAAGATTATATTCTTGGAGAGTTAAGTGAAGAAAAGGTAATGCCTTCTAACAAAGAAATGTTCCTCACTATAAAGAAACATTTGGACGAACACGTAACAGTTGTTAGATCAGTAGAAGGATTTCTTTATAGTGATTTTCTAAGAGCAGCTGGCCAAGTAGACTTAGTCGCTGAATACAATGGTGTGCTTTCTATCATAGACTTCAAAACAGCTAAAAAGAAAAAGAAAGAAGAGTGGATCCAGAATTATTTTGTTCAGGAGTCTGCTTACAGTTTTATGTTTGAAGAGAGAACCGGGTTTCAGGTTCCTCAGTTAGTTACAATCATTGGGGTCGATGGAGAGGTAGAGCCCCAAGTGTTCATTAAGAACACTAAGGAGCGTAACCAATACTTACTTCAGTTTCTTACTCTGCGCGAGAGTTTTGGAGAAGCTGAGTAAGATTTTTATTTTCAGATTTTAGTTCTAAAATCTCTTTTCTCAATTCTTCATTTTTAATTAGAGCACCATACTTTGCTTTCTCTAATTCTGCTATCTGAAGTTTTAAATGATTTTCTATAGAGATAGATTTATTAGCTATCTGTTCCCTCTGAGACATCAGTTGTTTCCTTACTGTTGATGATATTGTTTAACAAAACAGCCCACTGCTTTGCTCTCACTTCCCAATTGTAAAAACCATTAATATATGCTTTCTGCATATTGAGTCTTTCATCCATTACTGGATCAGTGACTAGTTGTAAAGCGTCTCCTAGAGTTAGAGCACATCTAGTGGCATGCTCGTTCATATCTTCAGTGTAGTCGTACTGAAGAGTCCAATTAGCTGTCGTTTCTGGTAATGCAGCTAAACTACTATGAACACAAATACAACCTGCGCTCATAGCTTCTAACATAGCAATACAGCTTGTCTCTGGCCATACGCTAGGTAGACAGAAGATGTGTGCCTTCTGTAACGCTTTATGAATTTCTTTATTTTCAACATGACCGTGATATGTCATATTAGGATGTTTCTTTATTTTTTTGAATAGCTCTTCAAAAGGCTTGTCTCGTTCTTTCCATCCATAGATTCCAAACGAACTATAAACATCTAAGTGCCAGTTGATGTGCGAGAAGTGTTGTTCCACCCATTCCATAATAGGATACAAAAGCTCTAATCCTCTATG